CCTTCTTTCTTACCGGCACGGTAAGCTTGGTTATGAACGTCTTGAGCAGATTTTTCAATGTACGAATGAAGAGTGTTCTTTGACAGTTCTTCTAGATCTTCAACTTCTTCAGTCTTCAGGCTTTCACCACGCTTGACAAGTTGCTTACCCGACATCTGAGCACCAGCAGCTCTCTTACGGAGAGTCTTGGTGTCCTTCTGATCCTTCGACCAGTCTCCACCACCCATCTTCATCTTATCGACGATTGCATTACCTTGAGCACGAGCTTTCTTACGATAACCTTGAAGGGTGGCTGTTGAAAGCTCTTCTAGTTCTTCTACTTCTTCAGCCATCTTTGATCGTTGAGCTTTAAGTTTAGCGATCTGTGATTCAATGTTCTTGCGAGTAATTGGACTTGATGCCGCATTTTTCTTACGAACTAAATCTGCAATCTGTGCCGCGATGTCTTCATCAAGTTCTTCTACTTCTTCAGCAACCTTTTTCTTCTTGCGCAGAAGCTTGAAGTCATGAGCATCGACCTTACCATTCTTGTTGGCATCGATCTTGTGTTGGCTGCCTTTGAGTTCTTCGTATACCTTCTCGTCTTCGCCAGGATTATAACCGTGACGGTCCTTACGACGGTCGATCGGCTTCACCTTCGAACCCTTGAATACTTCATCATCATTACCGTTGCGATCAGGATGCTTGGCAACAACGTGCTTATCCACGAACTTCTGCTCGTCAGGATTCTTAACTTTTAGGTAACCTTCTAGGAATTGATTAAGCGTCTTCGCCATCGTCTTCGAATCCTTCTAAATCTTCGTCGTCTAAATCGAAATCTTCGTCGTCTAGGTCGATGTCATCAAGATCGTCGTCGCTAAGATCCAGATCGTCGTTATCATCGAGATCTAGATCATCATCGTCGTCAAGATCGAAATCGTCATCGTCTTCGACTGCGTCTTCTTCTGCACCAAACATGCTTTGTGCTACAGTGATCTTCATATCATCGATAGCAGCAGTTGCCTTTTGACCCATGATTTCATCGAATGCAGAAGCGAACTTGGTTGGCTGCTGATTCATAGAAAAGTTGATAAGATCATCAATATCGGCCATAGTTTCCTCCAAAATTTTTATTATTTATAATCACGCTGGTTTCTTCACCAGATCTGGAACCTTCGGCAAAGACGGAACCTTAGTTGGCTTACCTGTCTCCGGGCCAAGTGCTCCACTTGTATCCTCTGGTCCTGGTGCCTCTACTGGCTGACCATCAGGTCCCATTTCAGCCGGCGGATTGTATTGCTCGTTATCCTGTTCTTCAACGATCTGTTCGTCGATTTCCTTCATGTCTTCTTCAGTTTGATACAGAACATTACGACGTACCCATTCATGCGAATAGTACTTGCCTGTATAGTCATCAATATCACGAAGCATTGAGATACGATCGCGAAGAATTTCAGTGTTTCTTAATTCGGCAAAGTGGTTGTCTTCAGAATATTCGTACTTGAAGTTTGTTCTAAACTCTTGCCAGTCTTCACTAGTGATAACACCCTTCAGGATCAATTGCTTCTCAAGAATGCGATTGAAGAGCTCTGAGAACTTACCACGAAGACGAGTCACGAACTTGGCGAACTTCACTTCGTCTCTTGAGATCTCGGTAGCACGACCAAAGTTGTACTGTGCTTCTGGATCAAGACGAGTAATAGGAACGTTCAGTGACTTGTAGAGCTTGCGTTGGAAGTAGATGATATCATCGATCTGACCAAGGTTTTGTCCACCAGGCAGTGTAGTAATTTCTGTACCCTTACCACCTTCACGACGTGGCAGCCAGAAATCTTCAAGCATTGTCATGTGCTTACGATCGTCACGAATCTCACCGGTCTGCGCATCGTAAACTACACGGTTCTTAAAGCGAGTCATGATATCACGAAGATATTGCTCGGCTTTCATCTTTGGTAGGTTACCAACGTCGATATAGAAGATACGACGTTCTGGCGCACGAGAGATACGATAGATGACTAGAGAGTCTTCCATCGACTTTAGCTGATTGAGTGGTTTAATTGCTTTTTGTAGATATCCGATAACCATATCACCACCGACGTTGACAAGCCCTGATGATACGTTAACAACCGAGTCAACGGCGATTCGAATACCTTGAGAAGCAGGGTCGTTATAGGTAGATCCCTGCGTTGGTGCCTTGGCGAATCCCTTATCATTATAGATGTAGAACTCTTCGGCAGTCTTGTTGATAATTACGTTTGTATTCTTATTTGCTTTGACTCGTCTTTGAGTCTTGATCTTACGAATCTTACGTGGATCGATATATCTAAGTTCTTTGATACCTTCACGCGGAGCTTTCTCGTCGATGATGGCATGATAATAGAGTCTACCATCGACATACCACTTACGAAAGATCTCGTATGCGTGCTGGTTAAATTCAAGAAGCTCAACGACATTATCGAACTCTTCGAGAATCATCTTCTTGATATTCTCTGGTTGTTCTAGATCGTCAAGGTTAAGTGATACTATCTCTTTCTTCGGATCCATAACAATAGCTTCATTGACAATATCGTCAACAGCCATTTCAACATCCGGATGCATAGAAATTTCACGATACTTGCTAACAAGTTCTGCTTCATTTCGTACTGCACCTTCAAGATCTACGTATTGGCCATAAGCACCACCTTCAGAAACGACAAGAGCTCCATCCTCTTCGAGCTTCGGCGCGAAGGATGGAAGTTCTTCTTGCGGTTTCTTTCGTACAATTTCAAAACCAAATAATTCGGCCATTTGGACTCCTAATTAACAAAAAAGTAAGGGGAATGGTTACCCCTTACTTATTATTCTCCACCGGCGTTGTCGGTAGTGCCACCACTTACAGTCCAGTAATCGTATGAGAATGTTACCTGGAACGATTCAATCTGATCAGTTGTTGCCCAATCAAGTTCGATTGGTGAAATAACACTTGGGAAAATTCCATTGAATTTATATTCACGAATCGCAGTACCGTCCTTTGCGTACTGAATTACAGTAGCATTTGACTTGTAACGATTGATGTCGCGAACGTTACGCTCAAGACGATTGATTCTATTCGACCATTCTTCCATGGCGTTACGAATCAGGAAGTCTTCATCATTGATAACTGTTACTGTCCAGTCACCGAATGTTCTATCTCCGGCCAACTTCATTTGTCGGCCGAAGTAGAATACAGGAATTACGCCCAGTGTTGATTCTGGAATTTGAGCAGCTTGAACCATGAAAGGTGTTTTTAGATCGCCAGCAGAATTAGCAGGGTTGTTAATTCTTACTTGGAAAAGATTCTGACGAGCACCACCAAAGACCAGTTGGCTTCTCATTTCATTGATATTAAAAGCCATTTGCTTTTTCCTCCTAGTTTCTTTTATTTATTAGAACTGGCCTACAACTTCATTGAACTCTACACCCGATCTTACGGCGACGAAGTTCAGCTGGATGAAGTTGATGCTCTTTGCTGGCTTGATGTAGATGTCACCAACAAAGCGATTGGTATCCACAACCTCTGGAGTATTGTTTGTTTCGTCACAAACAACACGGAAGTCAGTAATACCACGACGGCCTTGAACATCACGGAGGAATGGTTCAACCAGGTTCAAGAACTGAGCTCTTGTGAAATCATCGTTGAACTCGAAGAGCATCTGATTTGCTGCAGTTGCAATTGTCTTTTCAAGGATGATGAATAGACGACGTACGTTAATACGATCGAAAGCACTTGGACGACCAAGAGCAGTCTTATCGCCGAATAGAACAGTTCCTTGACCAGGTTGTGTAATCACTGGGTTGATATCATTCTTGTAAAGAAGATCGCGATCAGCCTTGCTTGGGCTATAAGCTAGCTTGACAAGGTTCTTAATCTGACCACGATTATAACCAGCTGGTGAGAACCAAGGATCACGAAGATCGTCTGAACGAGCTGTAAGACCAGCAATGTCACCATTCAGCGGAACATAGCGATATAGGTCATTGTACTTATCGTACTGGTACTTGTATCCAGAATCGATGAATGCATATGAAGTATTGCGTAGGCTCTGACGGAATGTCACAATATTTGAAGCCTGTGAACCTTCAACTACACTACCAACTACGTCTTCTCTTTGTGGAGAAACAAATACCACACAGTCCTTACGAACTTCAGCAATATTATCGATCAGATAGTTAGCAAGCTGAGCACCATTTGATGCACCAACCGACTTACCAGTCATGATTAGCGATACGTCAACTGTAGAAGCATCAGCAAATAGATCATAAGCCGAAGCTAGAGCAGCAACAGTTGCAGTGCTTTCTGTTACACCATCACTACCACCAATAAATGACTTCGAGTATGGAAGTGAAGCTGTTGAGTTTGAAAGACTTGCAGCAGATGTTGTTGTTGCTTCGTCACGATCATTAGTTGCCCATACATAACGCGAGTTATCATTGATAACTGTTTTGTAGAAAGCAGTTGTACCATCTTCACCAATAGCATCAGTAGCGCGCGAAAGGTTCTCGTAAACTTCTAGAACTGCACCTGGTGTACCCGAGATCTTACCATCTTCGTCTACAACTACAACACTTACTTGGTCTACTGTTGTTAGGCCACGATCTGTTAGGTAACGCGAAGTACCTGGAGCAGTTGGAATAGTATTGAAGAACTCCCACTTACGTGAGATTGCATTTGCTGTGAAGTTCGAAGCACGATTCCAAGTATCTTCGAATGTGATGTTGAAGAACGCGTGTTTTGCTTCGGCTTCTGAAGTAACCGCTGGCAGCGACTTAATCTTCAGAGTCTGTGTACCAACAGTGCTATTACCTAGTTCGATATAGTCGCCAACTGATAACGATTGGAGGATCGTGTTTGCAGCATTCTTTGTTTCAGCAAATGAAAGTGTTAAACCAGGTGTATCATCCCATGTAAGGAAAACGTTAGCTGTTGAAGAGTTCACGTTGATCGTGATACCAGCTGCTTCAAGTTCATCAAGACGATATGTTGTAGCTGTACCACCAACACTTGTATTGCTGAATGGATTGATTGTGCGGCTGTATTGATTTGCAGAATCACACATAGAAATACGAAGCGAGTTACCTAGATCACCTGGGTAACGAGCTACGAACTGTGTGCTTGCAAAGGTAGCATTTGCAGGACCCTTGTCTTCGAAGTCATCGGCGTTCTTGACGATGTTGTCTGCAAGTTCAACCACACCGCTGTTAGCAACGGCATTCAGTGCAAGATTGTTTGCAAAGAAGTTTAGCTGAGCATCTGTAGAAGATGTAGCATTTGCAGATAGAATAACTGTTGTGTTTGCTGAACCAACTGAGGTTGCTGAAACAACAAAGGTTCCGTCTGGGATACCAGCACCAAACACGCTTTGACCAGCGGCAACACCGTATGTATTACCAACTAGAATAACAGTTGTATTGCTGTTCAGGTTTGCTGAAGCAGCAGAAACGGTGTTCGAAAAACCAGTTGTCACAGCAGCACGGCTTACATACAGAGCATTACCATATGCAAGGAAGTTAGCCGCTGTAAAGAATGTTTCGTAGTTGTCTGTCGTTGGCTTACCGTAACGTGCGGCAAGAGTATTTTCTGAATCTACTAGAATAAACTTTCCGACTGGACCCCAACGGAACACACCACCGAAAGCACCGACAGTGGTAGCCAGCGATGGGATGCTAGTTGTTAGATCGATCTCAGATACATTAATTCCAGGGCTGACTTGAAACGCCATTGTTATCTCC